AGCATCACCGCTAAGGTGTGCTTTGGGGTGGTCGATGGGCTGGACAACGAGGACGGATGCTTCGCATCCAATGCGTACCTCCAGAATCACCTTCAACTGGAAAAGCGTCAACTTCAGAACATCCTAAAGGAACTGGATGACGCTAAACTCATTGTCCGTCAAGAGGTTGCAGGACGCAGAATTATCAGGACTGTTAGTAAGGTTGCTTTAGTAAAAGCCCGAACTGACGCACAGGTCACCCGCTCAGAGGGGTGCAATCCATTGCACGGGGGGGTGCAAAATAATGCACGGGGGGGATGCAATAAATTGCACCCATATAGTAAAGATGATAATAAAGAGGATAAAGATACAAAGGATTCTGCTCCTTGGTCATCTCCTTTACCCTTTGAATCAGAAGAGTTCTCCAATGCTTGGATGTCTTGGATTGCTTACCGAAAGGAAATCAAGAAGCCCATCAAGGAGAGCACGATGAAGGCTCAATGGAAGGAGTTCGCACTATGGGGTGAGCAGAAGTCCATTATCTCAATTGAGATGTCTATTAAGAACGGCTGGCAGGGTCTCTTTGAACCTGCTAGGTCTCAAAGTGGAAAAGGTAACACAAAACCATTGACAGCAAGCGACCACGAAGCATTCTGATTCTAATGAGAAACCTAAATAAGCCACCTCGCTACAATGTAGCCAGCATCCAAGCCCAGCAGACGCTAGGCGGTGATGTGATGCAGTCGGACGGGGAAGGACAGTATGTCGAGTTCCGTGATTACGCTTGGTTGCTCACGGAGAAGCAACGCCTTGATAATAATTGTGATTACCTTGACCAGAAACTAGACGAGGAAATTGAAAAGTCTGCTATGCTCTGCGGACAGGTCGAGCGGCTGACCAAGGCGGGGGATGAGATGGCGTTAAACCTTACTCACATTGGATGGAACATCTGCGTTGAAGCGTGGAACGCCGCCAAGGAGGGCAAGCAGTCCAAATGAGCGACATCGCCTGTCATTGTGGTCGTAGGGGTGCGTTGTTTGCTAAGAACGACAGCACTCATAAACTGGTTCGCTGGCATCATTGCCGTGAGCACCTAGATGCCGTCCGTGTAGCCGATGCTGGATTGGTTGATTCTATTATCCCTCCATCTATGCCAGAAATCTTTAGGGATACTGACATCGCTCGCCTTCACCCCAACATCCAGAAGGCTCTGGATTGGAAGCCCAGCGGTGATGTCTCTGGTCTCCTTCTGCACGGCACTACGGGCATTGGGAAGACCCGTGGTATCTGGGCTATCATCTGCCGTATGTGGGCTGAGGAAGCCCTAAAGGACAAGCAATTGAACTTCCAGTTCTTGACTATGCGTAAACTGGAGACCACCATTGAAATGGGTTTTAAAGACCAGAAGCACGGCACGGCTCTAGACCAGTTAATCACGATGCCGTTCTTAATCTTAGATGACTTTGGTAAGGAGCGGCTTACCCAGCGTATGGCTTCTGACCTGTTCGCTATCATTGACGAGCGTAGCACGGCTCGTAGGGCTACCATTGTTAGCACGAACTTCAACGGTTCTACTCTATTAGAGCGTTTTGACGCTAGGGACAAGGAGACTGGCGTTGCCCTTATCCGAAGACTAAAGGACTACTACCAGATGGTAGGGGCAGGGTCATAATAGTATAACTTTAGCCTTGCATTAGTAATACCCTTCTGTTCTTCTCCGCTCCTTCCACTATGAAAAAAACTTCTTTAAAAATTCGTCAGCGTAACAAAGAAATGATGTTGACTCTTCGCATCGAAAGTAAGACACTCGCCCGTCTGAACACTCTTTCAAAGAAAAACGCAATGACCCGTTCTGATTTTGTCAGAAATATTTTAGAAAAAACGGTTGACGAAACCAAGAATGTATAACACATTGCTTCTATGAATCCTTTCAGCACTTTCTTCGATAATAATCCTATGAGCCAAAACACTCCAGAAACCCAAGCCATCCTGTTCAAATCCCTAGTGGACTTCATTGAAGCCAGTAAGGATATCCACGCAGACTCCACCAATCCATTTCATCGCAATCGTTATGCCAGCCTATCCGCTCACCTGCTTGCACTTAAACCCCTTGCCGCAAAGCACGGACTTGCCATCATCCAAATGCCTATCGGTGATTCCGAAAGCGTTGGTGTGCGAACCCTCGTCATCCACGCTTGTGGTGCGTACCTATCGGCTGACGCTCTTATCCCAGCAGAGAAGGGACTCAAGGGACAAGACGCAGGAGCACTCATTTCTTATCTTCGCCGCTACGCTTTGGCTTCGGTGTCTGGCGTGGCTACTGAGGATGACGATGCAGAGACTGACCGAGTCTCAAAGGCTGGAAGTACTGTCTCGCTTGAGAACCCTCCAAAGGGAATGAAGTACATCCCTAACCCTAACGCTGGTAAGTCCGTTAAGGCTTCTGGTGCTATGGTTGCACCCTTCGGTGACCGCAAGGGTATTCCTCTTGCTGAACTCCCGAAGAAGGAAGATGACCGTAGCGTTAAGTGCGGTGACCTCTACTACTTCGCTAAGGTCTGGACTCCCAAGCCCTTTGGTGAATCAACCACCGTTTCCCCTAAAGACCTCGCTATTAAGGCTGAAGCAATCCGTCTCTTTGAAGGCGAAGCACCGCAAACCGCTGACGAAGTCCCTTTCTAATTCTAACCCATAATTCATATGTCCAATACCTATAAGTACTACGGCAAAGGCACGAACTACATCATCCTTTCGGATGGTAACATCGCTCGCCTCCTGAAGCCCACCAAGATTCACCGCCAGACCTACTACAACTTCACCGTTGAAGGTAAGTACAAGCGGTACAACCAGCAGGACTTGGTTAAGTTGCTGGAAGCAGATAAGAAGGATGCCTGAGTACCAGCCAAAGACAGAAGGAATCACCTACCTCCGTCACGCCATCATTCAGCAACGCAAACGCAAAGTAGCAAAATTCATCTCTCTACCTATGGAACAAGCCGAGAAAATCGTTAGCCAAGCCGAGGGGTTCGTCCCTCGTAAGGCTGGCTATGACCCACGCAGGAACTCAGAAAAAGCAGCGGCACTAATCCTTGGCTTAGAAGTCAAGGAACTGGTGGCTAAACTTGACGCACCAGATACGGCTAGTCTTTTAAACAAACTAGCGGAAGCAAAGAACTACATCAAGATGCTTGAAGAGGGTGGAGACATCCTGTACTCTCATTCTACTTCTGGTGGTGGGCGACAAGGTTGGTTGAACACACGGAAGTTCCGCACGAACAAATGAATAAAGGCACAAGCACATATGGTTACGGCAAAACCCTGTTGCTTGTGGTTAAGGCTTACTGTGATGGTTTAACTATGCCAGAGACAGCCAAGGCTTGTGGGCTGTCTTATGGTGCAGTCTATGGTGTTAAGAGGCGTATGAATCTAGATTTTAAACTAGATAAAGGCAGACGCAAGCACGGCTCAGTAAAGGAAATTGTTATTCTTGAACACCAAAACGGATTAACTCCAAGAGAAATTATTAATAAACATAACTTGGTTAGGTGTTCAGTTTACTCCGTTTTAAAGGACTGTTCTATTAAGCCTAATAAAAAATGATTCACGAATTCCGCAATCCAATCCCAGTCCAAACCGATATCGGCTATGGATGGATGATGTATGTGCGGGATGGTGGAACTTGGAGTAACGACATCTTTGCTATTGTGCTAGAGAAAGACGGTGTTATCCGTCATATGCGTACCGACCAGTTCAAGGTTTTACAAAACCCCACTTTCGATATCTCTAATGAGCAAACTAATTAAGTTCGTAGCCGTAGGTGACAACCACGGTGATATGGTGGATAAAGATGTTGCGGCTGAGTTCTTCAAATTTCTTAAGTGGTTTTCTCCTGACCAAGTAATCCACCTAGGTGATAACTGGGATTTTAGAAGCATCAGGCGTGGTGCTGGTCGCAAGGAAGAAGACGAGTCGCTGATTGCTGATGTCAAGGCTGGCAAAGATTTCATTACCCGTGTCCAACCTTCTGTATTCCTAAACGGAAATCACGATGACCGCCTTGACCAGATTATCAACGGCTCGACTAGCGGGATGATGGTAGACTATTGCCACGACCTAAAGGAGAGCATTAAGAGCCATCTTAAGAAGAACGGTTGCAAGAAAATTTACGACTATCACGCAGAACAAGGCGTACATAGATTAGGCAAAATTGCTTTTGTACACGGATACACCTGTGGTGTAAGAGCCGTAGAGGAACACGCTATCCATTACGCAGAGCCTCAGGGTGCTGTCATTATGGGTCACCTCCATAGCATCCAGCAAATCAACGCTAGGAAGCATCAAGGTGCTGTCGGATTCTCTGGAGGTTGCCTATGCGGTAAATCCCCTGAGTACGCCAAAAACCGTCTAGCCACCAGCAAATGGGGGTCAGGCTGGACTTACGGGTTCATCCAAGGCAACGAATGGAAGGTCTGGCAAGCCCACCGAGTGGGCAAGAAATTTATCTATTCTATCAAAGGACTATGACCAATAAAGACCTCAAAGAACTAGAACGAATGTTTGGCACTAAGTGCGAAGAGAACCCTGCCAAAGGCTTCTTCACACGCAGACAACTGCAAAAAATGTGGAACTGCGGAGAGAGTGCTATCTCCAAAAGAATTAATTTGTCCGTTAGAAACAATCTTCTTGAAATGAAGATGTATCGTGTGAAATCTGGTATGGTCACACGCCCAATTCCTCACTACCGTATCATCAAAAAATAATTATGTCATCCGATAATAAACTCAAAAACTTCCTCAAGGACTTCGATGAATCCATCGTTCCCGCTGATGGTCTAGACTACGCTTTCTATGGCGTAGCAAAGACTGAGACTGGCTATCAAGCCATCTACTCAACGGAGCGAATTATCGCCCATTTGATGGAGGAAGATATGATGGACTTCGATGCCGCTGAAGAGTTTATGCACAAGAACATCTTTGATGCATACCAAGGCGAGAACCCGCCTATCTTTATGGACATCATCCCTGAGGAGTTCTGGAAATGAGATTACTCTTCATTCTCTTTTGCGTCTGCTTCGTCTTTGAGGCTGTCCTTTTTGTAGCGATTCTTAATACTTTTAATAAAGACGAAAAGAAGTCCTGTTGCTACAACTGCAAGACTTGTGCCGACAATCCAAGCAAACCATTGGCTGTCAAAAATCCAGAGGCTACCCATAGCCAAAGCACCGCCACCCATCAGAATTAACCCCTTGGTCTTCCAAGGCGTAAAGGCAATTACTGCTAGTCCTGCAACAAATAACCCCAGTCCTGTGGTACTAAACTGCCATAGGGCTTTTTCTTTTAAAGCAACTTGACGCTCTTTCTCCGCATTGTCGGCTATGGCTTGGGCGACAGCAATGGCGTTCTCCTTCTCTTCTACCAAAGCCCACAGGTCGCTAGTTTCAGAATCAATCTTCAACGCCTCTTCTTTGTCCTTCTTGACCGCCTTGTGGTCTTTTGATTCGACCATCCGTCTAAAAGATTCAACTCGTTCTTGCTTTGGCTTGCTGACCCCGCTGAGTCTTGCGACTTGCCCTTCAACGAGTTCTCTAGCAATCCCATCAGGAATGGCAGGAGCGACAGCAGTAAGGGCAGAAGCCGCTTCAGAAACGATTCCTTCGATTTTGTCAATGTATAGGTCTTTCTCCTTGTTGTTGATTATTACTGGAGCAATTGGCTCTTGGGTTGCACATCCGCATAAAAATATTGATGCTATTATATATCTCATTTGAGTTTTTCTAAAGCCTTGGTTCTGACCCAGTCAAACAACTCAGGGGCAATAGAACCAGCGATAGAACATAGAACGCTTTTATAAATAGGCTCTATGTCCACAGAGTACAAGGATAGGCTTGTAATTACGCCTACCACAGCACCTGCCGCTATCTTTCTGAACCATATAAAGAAAGTGTATTTTTCATTTCTGAGGACAAGGCTAGTGAAAGCACCAAGAGCACCGAAGATAGCCATAATCCATCCCCCTCGTTTGAGTTCTTGAATAAGGACTTCATAGTCGTGGTTGTCGTTCATCGTCAGTTCCTCAATGCTCGTTTTTTGGCTTCTTGTTCAGAAGCGTAGATGCCGACTTGAACTTTCTGGGAGTTATAGACCTTGAACTTGTCTCCTTGAATCATAATGATGTATCCGTTGATAGCCTGTAATACCTTTCCATTAGGTGCGACTTTCTCCGCAAAATTTTCTTTTACGCTGTAATTAGCGTTCATATCCCTATAATCTACCTGACCAACATCCTTGGTTCTGGTTGCACCGTAAGGGTTGCTGTTCATACCAAGCAGGTTTGTCTGCACATTACTTGGAAGGTCTGAAAGTTTACGCTCACCAGAGTTAGCAGAGATAGATGTTTCGTGCAGGTCTAGGACATTGATAGGTCTCTTGAGCAACAGAATCTCAGGCTTCTGCCCGTTCTTTTGAACAATACCTGTGTTATAAGACCTGTGACCAGAGTCCATAGATTCTACAAAGTCATTGAATTTTATAATGCCGTAGACATCTCCAGACTTAAGTCCTTTTGTAAGGCTATCTGTAAGCGTGTTGCCCATTGTGCTCTTGAGGTTAGCAAGCGTGAACGCTCCTGCCGTTTTAGAGCCATCCCATTCAGGGAAGAACCGCATAACTTCCTGCTTCTTCTTATCGCTAAGACCTTTCATAACTCTGTCCCACACAGCACCCATAAAGTCGTCTATCATAGGTGCTCTTGTGCCAAAGTTCTGAATGCTACTGTCTTCAAGGGTAAGCATCACGCTGGCAATCAACTCATCATAATTCATCTTGTTGTCCTTAACAATCTTCCTGAGTGCATCAGTCTGCTTGTTCTCAATTACAACTTCCCCAGTTTTTTTGTCCTTATGCGTGGTAACTTTTTCAACGGCTTCAGCCATCGCAATGCGAAGGTCTTTTTCGGAGACAATCTTACCACGCTTAAAGATGTCAAAAACATTGTAGTAGAACTCAGAGCCTTGAACTGACGCTCTAGCCTTCTCGTAAGATGTGAAGGTCAGAGGCATAATTGCTGTAACACCTTTGCCCGCATCTTTGTTTGCCTGTACAGCGTTGTTAGTTAGGTTGACAAACCCTTCACCTTGCGATGCCCAAGCCGCATTGCTTCCTCTTTCAGCCTGAAGCATAGGGTAAGGAAGACCTCCAGCACCCTCAGCAACCACCCTGCCTTCGGCTGTGGTGATGTCTGTACCCGTAAGGGTATCAGGAGCGTGGCTGATTGCCCTAAGCCCTCTGAGGTCATTTAAATCCTCAGCGGTGGCGTACCTGACAAAGCCTCCAGCCGATGCCATAGCCTTCTTGAACCAAGGCATATCCTCAGACTTACGGAGGACAAGCATATCCCTTTCGTTCAGGGAGTACCATTTGTCAGATTGAATCTTGCTCCAAGCGTACACCCAGAGTTCGTGACCCTTATGCTTCTCGATATTGACCGTGCCGTCAGCCTCAGTATTATGAATCTCCATCTCAGGATACTTCAGTTTATTGAAGTTATCCATAGTGGCTGGCATATACTGCCCCGTGTATTGGTCTAGGAGTTTAGAGTAGTTCTCTCCGAATGTCCTGACCTGTGACTTCAGCGGAAGACCTAGGTCGTTTTCAATACGCTGGAAGAAGTCCGTAGCACCCATTGCTCTGGCTCGTTCAGCGGCTTCAGAGTACAGCAGGTGCTGGTAATTCTTACCTCGGTATGCAGGTTCAACGCTGACGCTAGGGTCTGAGAAAATCTTTCTGCCATCCTTTGCTCCAATCTGAGTCTTCCAAGTGATGTGACCAACCTCTTTACCAGCCTCAGTAATCTGAAGGTAGTGGTTGTGTGTGCTCTTACCCGCAACCCTTCCAGCCATCACAGCCATACCTCTGCTTGCACTAGCCTTTTCGGTTTCAAATGTAAGTTTAAGTTCTTTTGACATCTCAGGGTTCTCAGCCGCATAGCGTCCAATGAATCCCTTCTTCCATTTCAGGCTTTTTTGGTTATAGGTTTGACCGCCCTTGTCGTTTTCGTTGACAGAAAAATGAATAGGAAGTTGGTCTTTTATACCATAGCCTCTTTGAGCCTTAACTTTTTGACTAGCACCAAACAGATAAGCGTCTATGTGGTCAGCGGGAACGCCAAGTGAACTAGCAACAGTATCTTTATAGAAATTAGCATCAGACATATCAGAGATAGGCTGTTTATAATCACTAGAAATAGACAGTTTACCTTTCTCAAGTAAATTTCCTTTCTCATCGTACTTTGGCTTTTCATATCTGCCGTAGATATTAGGTCTATCGTCATCATATTTAAATTTATCAAACCATTCGCTATGCGTAAAATCTGGTCTGTCCAATTCCCACATTGGGTTTTTCATTCTAACACCTTCGTTGTCTTTCCAATACCAAAGACCGCTGTTCTTTGCTTCCCAAATATTATCTGCTTTTGTTTTTCCTGTTTGCGGGTAGTGACCAATGTCTTCCCATCCAACATTGTCTGGATTTGTTTTGCTACCCCTAGCGTCTGGATTTCCAGTAATTTCATCATTTCCAACGCTAACTCTGCGAACTAATAATCCTTGTTCATCTTTTGATTCAAAGATGTTTTTCTTTGGTTTGTAGTAATCATCTCCTCCTTGGTAGTCGCTAGGGCTGTAGTATTTTGTGTCCCTGCTTTCTCTTTCAGCCCCAGTATTGGAGCGTCTAGCGTCCGTGTCCGATACCTTACGCTTATTGCCCATTACTTCTTGAACACGCTTGGCAAGTTGTTTTCTTGTATTCCTGATATTGTTCAATTCGTAATTATAAGTGTAGTAGTCTCCTTGCTTCTGAAGTTTTTTTGTAGCCTCTGTCAGACTTGTTCTTCCTTCTACGACATCGCTATAGATTTGCTTTGAAACGCTGTCGCTTCTAGAAGCCTTTTCTAAGGCAATCATCATATCGTCTTTGCTGGCTGATGTAAATACATCGAGGTTGTCAGCAATGTCTTTTACGCTTTGAGGCATCTCAACCTCGTGCCAAGATTTGACTGAACCTCTTAGTTCACTAAGCCAAGAATTAAGTTCAGTTAAAGAAGAACTGCTTTGAATTCTGCCTTTAAGTTCTTTCTCCTCTGGGCTGTAGTAAGCGTTCCTATCAAGAGTACTTCTGGTTACATCGTAGTAACCGCCATTACCAAGGCTCTCTGCGTTCCCAATGGTACGCATACGGGCGTGGTAAGGTCTGTTCTCTGGGTCAATGATAACTCCATCAAGATACTTAACGCCCTGAGAGCGTAGTCTTTCTGCGGCTTCAGACAGCAAAACATTATTAAGTTTCTTGCCACGCATTGACTCAGCAACGCCTGTGCTTTCTACGGATGCCTTGTTTCCGTCTACATTAATGTGTATGTTAGCAATGAAGTTAGGCTTTCCGCTTTTGTGAAACCCTTGTTTAACCTCAAGAGTAAATCCGTATTGAGGGTCACCAACAGAACGATGTGTGTTTTTGAATTCAACTGTCATTCCCTTTGGAAGCGTATCCTTGTTGTCGTTAAAATACTTCCCGATAAATGTTCTTTGAAATGCGTGACCAAAAGGGTCGTAGCGTCTTCCACCACGGCTATCCGTTTCAGCAACGCTATAGGATGTCATAGCCTTTCCGCTCATAAAGTCGGCTTTTATTTTGTCGTTAAGTACGATGTGGTTTCCTCTGGCAAGACCCATAGCGGTGATGATTTCATCACGGGACATTATTTGTTTTCCGTTTGCTTGAGCCTGAGCATCCATAATGCTATTTTGCAGTTCCTCAAAGGCTTTGCTTTCAGCCATTTTAACATTCACAGCCTCAACATAAGCGTCATAGAACTCCTTAGGAATTTCTCCATTTTTTACTCTTTTATCTAGTGCTTTAGTTGTCGTATTGACCAGTTGCTTAAAATCTTCTTGTCCTTGTCTTGGAGTGGTGACTTCGTGAATGGCTCTGGAAAGACTCCCTGAGATGTACTCGACATTTCTAGCGTCAAGTTTTCCAGCCTTGCCTTGTTCATACATATCAAGAACAAGTTTATTGGCATCAAACGAACCGTCAGATGCATTAGACAAAGTCTCAAACAGTTTTTTAATTTCAGGGTTTCCAGCGACATCAAGACCCTTAAGGAATCTTTCTGTAGAGCCGTACTTCTGAATCTTGATTCCGTATTTGGCAAGGAAACCGCCCCAGATTTCAGGAAGTGCTTTTCCATACAATCCTGTACGAGAAATATATTTCATCTGAGACACAGTAGGAGCATCGTCAGGATGAGTAAGGACAAGGGTGTTTATTCCCTTTCTGATAGATTCTACAATCAGGGATTTTAAAGCAACCAAGGTTCTTTCGTTGATGACTTCAAGAGGGTAGGCTTTTTTGTTCTTCATAGCCTCTTCGTGCTTAATGAACTCTCTGTCAATTGCTTCTATATTGCGACTTAGTGTGTGAGGAGATGCGGCTTCAAGTTCAACTAAATCAACGGTTTTATTGGTGTTTCCTTCATTCTTTCTTTTCTCAAGAATTCGTTTCTTGATTTCACCGTACACTTCCGCTTGCTGTTTTGCTGTTCTGTAAATCAAAGAATCTTTTTCTACAAACTCTTTGTTAACGGCATCTAGAACATTCCATAAAGCACGGCTATGACCTCCGTAAAGTGTATTATTGGGGTCTATCAAAGAACCGTGATAAGCCCTGTAAGCATCATAGGTGTCAAAAATATGAAGTCTTCCTTGGCTTGCATAATTAGGAACAGGATTTGGGTTAGACCTTTTGACATCGGCGGTTTCCCACGCAGTTTCCGCAATAGCAGAAGATGTGTCAGTATAAATTCTGCTTATGAATTCAGCAATTGTTCTAGGACCACCAATTGAAGCAGGATTAAATCTCTGATTAGCATAGAACACCTTACCATCGCTCATCTGAAGTCTTAATCCAGCATCTTGGGCGTTATTGAAATCGCTGTATCCGTCTTGATAATATTTAATGTTGTGGTCTACAAATTGGTCCGCTATGTTTTTTAGAATGTCAGGTTGTTTTAGAATCTCAAGCAGGTGGGTACGAGTTACATTTTCGTGAGATGCGTCTTTAGGTGTATGCGGACGAAGTCCAGTTGGGTCTCTTCTAAGACCAATGTCTGCATTACTTATGGCAAACATTTGCATATATTGGTTTACAATAAGGTCTGGATTCCTTTCAATAAATTTAGCAACTTCAAGTGCAATTTTTCTTGCTTCTTTTTCTTTTGCTGTAACCTTTTTAGATGTAGTGTTTCTTCCTTGTCCAGTTCTTTGGTTGTCAGAAAGATAACTAATCAGCGGAATTGAAGTGCCAAAGCCCTCGTCATAAAATGCACCATTTTTAAGGGCTTCAAGAACTCGTTCTCTTTCCTTAAGGTCTGGGTATTTGTTTACAAGTTCTTGAAGCCCTTGAAGTTTTTTAACTAAATCTGTTCTTTGTTCTGTCAGAATTTTTTGAGATTCTTTATTCAAAGCACCTTGAGGAAGAATGCTTTCACTATTGTTAGATTGAATTTCCTCTATGTATAGGTATTTGTTTCCTTCGGAATCGAATCTTACTGTTGTTCTTGTGTGAACAACTACATCAGGTCCGTAGTGACCTCTTACTCCGTGATGATATTGAGACTGTTCAATTCTAATAGGCGTTTCAGTATACTCGCCTTTAGTTCCACCAAATACATAATTCTCAGTCTGCAATCCTCCAAGTTCTTTAGCACCAGTATCAATCCTAAGCGACAAGCCATTGTTCTTAAGAAAATCTGTGATTTCCTTTGGGTCTAATACGGACATATTTTCTCCCTTAGGTGTAGCAATTGGAGAATGTTCCTGTCCTCTCGGAAGAATGCCACCAGTAGCCGCATCGTACCTGCGTGTTAATCTGTATGTAGGTTGAATCTTAGACTCAAGCCAATCAACAAATCCAACAGCCTCAGCCTCAGCCCATAGACGCTCTCCAGTTCTAGAGCCGTACTGAAGCAATCGCTTACGCAGTTGCTGAGGAGTCATATTAGGTGTATCTCTAAGCATCACCTGAATTCTGTCATTAAGAGCAGAACGGAAGGTCATAGGATAAATCTTATCCCATCCCTTCATATGAGCATCTATGCCACCAATACGCATACTCATCCAAGCCTGACCGCCAGAATTAGAGCCAAAAGAACCGTCAAGTCTTGCAGGGATTCCAGCGTGTTGAATTAGGGTTACCGAATCTTCTGAAAACAAATCTGCCTTAGAATCAATCTTTTCCAAAATCTTTGGAATCAATTCCATTTTATTTCTGATTCCGTTGAGAAATCTAGGGTCTACTTGAGGATTATTAATCTTTGCGTTGTATTCTTCAGTAAGACTTCTTAGCATCTCAACATATTCAGCACGAAACTTTCCTGCAAATCCTCTTGCGTGAAGTTCTTCTGTTGCTTTTTGTCTTCCGTACTCTTCTCTAGGGCTGAAGTGAACACCACGGTCATAAGCCGCCTTAACATCCTGAGCAACTTCGTGCATAGCCTGTTGTTGCTTCTGGAGTTTCTGCTTACCAGCAAGCATAGCCTGTTCTGGCGTTGCGTATGAACCAATACGCTCACCTCGTCTGTCGTAGGCAACGACCTCGCCATCAAGAATCTGATGGAATCTGTAGCCAGTTTTGTGCTCCCAATGCTTACCATTAGGGGCTTCCCTGTAGGTCATCTCAGCAGGTGAGAAGTTTCTGCCGATGTCTGGGATTGCATTCTTGGGGTCAAAGCCAAGAACCTTTTCTCCAGTTAGTCGGATGTCCTGCATTCTTCCAATTGAAAGCATCGTGTAGGCGTTCAAAGCATCGTAGTAGATTTCGCCAATAGGATGATTAACATAGACATCGCCAGCACCAAGGGGAACGCCAGCAACTTGATGCATAACATCTCTTCTCTTTCCTCCATTGCCGTCTCCGTTGTCCAACAGGATAGATGACTCAACCTTTCCACCAGCAACATCTTTACCCATATTGGTTATATACTTGATGTAGTCGGCTTCAAACAGCATAACATCTCCGTTCCATAGGTCTCTTACCGAAGGATTAGACCACATATTTTTCGCCCTCTCGCTATTAACCCTGAGGTCAAGGGTGTGTGCAACCATTGAGACCTTACCATTCTTGCCAACCTTTATGTCAACGCTAAGAAGAACACCAAGTCTGTTTGTGAAAGGAACTTCGTCTCCAGTAATTCTTGGTACATTTGGTCCAGTTTCTACCGTGTGCGTAGCACCCCAGTATCCAGACTCAAAAACTGATTTGTCTGGATTCATAGCAAGAGCCTGAAGAGTTTTAATCTTCTGACCCATAGCAGGTGAGATATGCCCAGCACGAATAAGTCCAGCAACATCCTTGTCAGACAAGTGACCAACTAGATTGCCAGCACCGTCTGTTTGTCTTGCTGGGTCAATGGCTAGAAGTTCAGCGTGAACAGCCTTGCCTAGTTGCAAGTCGTTAGAGAGACTTGTTTTCTTTCTAGGGTCTCTAGCCCCTCTTGCTCTACCAAGGTCGTCAAGACCTTTTCTGAGGATAAGTTCTCCTCTGGCTTTATCAGACATCAAGGTCAGGTCAATTCGTCCAGTTCTGTTTTGAT